ACTCGACCACGACCGGGTATGCCTGGATGGCCTTGCCGCTCTTGGGGTCGGTCGGGTGGAACTTCGCCACATCCACCGCGAGCAGGCCGGTCAGCAGCTCGTTGAGCCGGGGCCGCCAATACCCGATCTTGGTGTCACGCATCGCCAGGTCGGCGTCGTCGTCGCTGCGCACCTCGGTGGCGGTCACGTCGCGGCCGTCGCTGCCCTTGTCGTTGCGGGGGTTGTACCCGGCCGCCTCGATGGCGTCGCGCTTGAGGGCGTCGAGCTGGCCGCGGTACTCCTCGGCGCGCATGTCGAACTGCACCTTTTCGATGGCGAGCCCGCCGCCTTCCTTCTCGCTCGGCGGGACGTTCAGGGTGGTGAATACGCGCTGCCGCAGGTTGAACCCGCGGCCCTCGCCAGCTCGGCCCGAGGTGAGCATGCTGGAGGGCACGAGCAGGCGGCTCTTGGCGTCGTCCTCGGCGTCCATCATGTCGGTGAACACCTTGTCGGCCGCCTCCATGACCTCGATCACCTCGGGGCTGTAGTCGCTGCGCCCGGCGTTGTTCTCGTAGTCGAGCGGATCGGGCAGCAGGTTCGGCACGCTGACGGCCGTCACGGCGTCCGGCACGATCTCGATACGGCCCGAGGTGTCCGGGTCTGTGCCCGGCGTCACCAGCTCGGCCAGGCGGGCCGTGGCGGGGTGCGCGGCCAGGTCGTAGTACCGGGTGCCGAGGGTCTGGTCGTCGCCCTTGTACAGGCCGTGCCAGACCGAGCCCTGGCTGTGGTACTCCAGGTGCCGCCACACGGCGCTGCCGCCGTCGCTCGGGAGCTGCCGCCAGAAGATGACGCCGACGAGCTGGCCCCACGAGTAGACCGGGACGGTGGCGTACGCGAACTCGCGGGCGATGATGGGCCGATCCTTGATCGGGCCGTTCTGGTCGTAGACGACGCGCAGGCCGATCCACCCGAGGGCGGCCTGGATCTCGGCCGACTGGAGCAGCAGGTCATTGAACTGGCAGCGCTCCAGCAGCAGCTCCAGTCGGGCCTGCGCCTCCAGGGTCTCGGGCATCGGGTCACCGGCAGCCCACTGCGGCTTGCCGTCGGCACCGGGCGGGCCGTCGGTCTCGTAGACCGGTCCCTGCACCACGTACTTGAGTGGCTCGCTGAACAGCAGCGACGCGCTCTTGCGGGCGATGCTGGAGGCCACCGGGTAGTGCCGCCGGGTGTCCTCCTCGGCCAGCTCGGTGGTCGTCCAGAACGGCGTGCGCGTGCTGCTCATCGCGGTGGCGTTGCGCGTCGGCGTGCCCTGCGGGTTGATCGTCGTGGGCGGCCCACCGGCCACCACCGTGACGGCCGAGCCGTAGACCTTCTGGAGCTGGGTGCGCTCCCCGGCGTGCCACGCCTGGAGCAGCGGCATGCGCTGGTACTGCTTGCTGACGCTGGCGGGAGGCCAGACGGTGTTATCGGCGGGGAGCCCGGTCACGCGGCTGCCTCCTCAAGGTCGGGGGTGTCGAGCGCTGCCAGTGGTATGTGGTCCCGCCAATACCGTCGGCTGGTGTAGACAGCGTATCGCAGGGCGTCGGCCTCGTCGTCGTTCTCCTTGATCGGCGCGGTGGCCCCGCGGTCGGTGGCTTTCTTGTCCCACATGTAGTTGGGCAGCATCTCGCGCAGCTTGGTGCAGGCGGTCGAGATGTAGAGCGCCCCGGCGTACAGCAGCGAGCTGACCACCTGGATGCCGTTCACGACGGCGTTGTGGGCGTTCATCACGTCGGCGTGCCCGAGGGCGAACAGCTCGGCCTTGAACACCGCGGCGGCCGGGTCGATGGCCAACCACATCGGCTCACCCCAGTGGCGGTTGCGAGCCAGCCACATCTCGAATTGCCGGGCATGCTCGCCCACCGTGGCGGTGTCCGGCGCGAACTCATCGAGCACGACGAGCACGGTGCGCATGCGGGCCACCTCCAGGGTCTTGCCTGCGCTCGACCAGTCGGGGGTGCCGTCGTCGCGGAAGTTGACCCGGACCATGCCGAGGAGGTAGCCGCGCGTCGGGTGGTCGGTGCCGTAGTCGAGCCCGGCCATGAGCACCTGATCCACGTGGGTCAGATCCTCGGGTCGGAAGGTCACCCGATCCTCGTTCCACACGTCGCCGTAGACCGACCCCTCGGCGCTCACCCACTCGCTGCGGATGTACCGCCGGTAGAACACCGAGCCCGGTGCCCATGACGCCTTGAGGTCGGCCACGAACTTGGGGTTGTTCCGCAGCAGCGCCAGGTTGTCGTCCAGCAGGAACGTCACCCGCCAGATGGGCAGGCCGTCGGCGCGGAAGTGCACCTTGCCGTCGCGGTCGAGCCACCACCGAGCCTTGCTCAGCCAATTGCGCAACAGCCAGTGTTTCGGGCCATCGGGGTTGCAGGTCAGGAACAGCTTGGCCCCGGCGACCGACAGGCGCGAGCGGAGCATGTTGAAGAACTCCTCGGGGATGTTCGTGGCCTCGTCCACGTACGCCCCAGCCAGGGTCGCACCCTGGATCTTGGTGACCGCCTCGGCGTTGTTCGCCCCGTAGAGCTGGATCTCCCGGCCGAACAGTGTGCACACCCCGAGCCCGCGGTTTAGCACTACCCTGTGCGTCCCGAAGATATCTTGCAGGGGCTTCACGATGTTGTTTATCGCGGCGGTCTCGGTGCGGCCGATGATGGCCAGCATGCCCTCGGGGCCGTCGGGCGCGTCGTGGCCCTTGTACCGGATGCCCGACATGACGAACTCGGCCCACATGAGCAGGCTGCTGACGGTCTTGGATGAGCGCACGCTGCCGTCGAACGCGATAATGTCGCAGCCGTCCGGCACCTCGGTGGCAGCCAGGGCCTTGCCCTCCAGTGCGTCGAGCTTCACGCCTCGCGCACCGCCTCGCGCACGTCCACCCCGAACGGGATGCGAGCAACCTCCATGTGGCGCTCGACGGCGTGCCGCAGCGCGCCCAGCTCGTCATCGTCAGCGAACACGGCGAACCCGCTCCAGTCGGTGTAGTAGGCCACCCAGATCATTCGTCGTCGTTCTCCCACCGGCCGTACATCTCGGCCCTTGATCGTTCGCCCCGCCGGATGACGTAGGGCAGGTGCCCGACGTGCCAGTGGTGACACGTCGGGCAGAGGTACACGGAGAGGCCGCCTCCGCCCAGCTCGCGCGATTTCTCGCTCGGCCGACCCTTCCGGGTGCGGGCGCGGGCTTTGCGCGCCAGGCGGCGATTCTCGTACCCGAACTTGCCGCAGGCGCGAATCCATGCCCGCGGCAGATCCTCGCTCACGACCGGAGCGGCAGCACCCACGAGTGATACTCACCCGTTGCCGCGCCCGCATGGACGGTGAACACGCACCGCTCCCCGGTGTCGGGGTGAACCGCCCCGCACAGCTCGGTGGATCGGCCGAGCATCTCCAGCCGCAGCAGGGCGCGCGCCCGGACGGCGCGATGGGCCGCCTCGTGCATCGAGACCCCCTCGCGCCGGGCTCGGTCGTAGGCCACCTCGTAGGTCTCCTGGAGCTTGGCCCGCTGCTCCTCGGTCAGCTCGCGCGAGGCCCACGCCACGATGGTCTCTGGCTTGGGCTCTCCGGGCTCGGTGCGCGATGGGTCACCAGAGCCGAGCGGGTAGAGCGCCTCAGCCACGGTGCAGCCTCTCGTACTCGGCGCGGCGCTGCTGGCTCACGATGCCCGAGCAGCCCCGGTGGTACAGGCCGCGCTCACCGCGCCACCACGGGGCGCGCTCGTGGTGCCAGTCCAGCGAGTGATTGACCGGGTTGGCCTTGGTCGAGCGTCGGCCGCAGTGAGCGCACCGCGTGAGCAGCGCCCGGCGTAGGTGCTGGAGCGGCTGCACCTGGATGCGCCAGTGGTGGACGTGCCATTGCCACCGGCCCCGGCGGTCGCAGACGGTCAGGGCATCGGCACCTCCGGGCTCGTTGTGCCAGACAGTGACGATGGGCGGCCACCACAGCTCACGGCCTGCGATATACGCGAAGGGCCACCGACTCTTGGGCCGGTTCAGCCGAGGATCGTGGGGGCGCAGCTTGCGGATCTGGGGCCACGGGCGGCGCACGTCGAACGCCACCACCTTGGGGTCATGCACCGTACGTCACCTCCCGCACCACGACCTTGCGGGCCACCGACTCGTCGGGGCGGGAGCTGCTCGCGCTCAGCAGGGCCAGGGTGACCTCGGCGCTGCCCTCCCAGTGCTCGGTGGCGGCCACGACCTTGCGCAGCTCGTCCAGGGTGATGCTCGACCCCGAGCTGACCAGCGACGCGCTGCGGCCGGTGTACTGCTCGATGGTGGGCTGGGTCTCGTCGTCGGCCATTGGGCTCCTCCTCGGTTCAGTGTTGAGTAAACCGGTGCCGGGGAGGATTCGAACCTCCGACCTTGCATACCTGCGTTTTGTGGGTGCACCCGCAAACTCTGCCACTGAGCTACCGACACCGGTTTACGCCTTAACCATATCAGCTCTTGCCCATCATGGCGGATAGGAACTGCTCGACGGCGGGCAGGTCGTGGCTGTCGCCGTCGGCGCGCAGCAGGGCCAGGTGCTTGTCGATGGCGATGCCCATGCCCACCAGCAGATCCTTCATCTCGTTGGGCGTCGCTGCGGTCTCGTAGCGCACCACGCCGTTCGTCACCGACACGTGCGTGCGCTCGATCTGACCGAACACCATCTCCCGAATCCGGGCCACGTCATCCAGCAGGCCCTCGCTCAGCTCGGCGCGGCGGGCCTTGGCATCCTTCACCTTGGCCTCGGTCGCGGCGGCGATGGCTGAGCGGTCGAACGTGATCGGCGGGTGGGCCTCAGCGCAGATGGTCGAGACCGTGGAGGGCGAGATCCCGACCTCTCGGGCGATGGCGTTGCGACTCATGCCGCCTCGGGCCAGCTTGCGCACCCGGGCTTTGACTTTGGAATCGACCGGACGACGGCCGCCCCCGTTCTGGCCCTTCCCGGTCTTGCCCCCCGTGGCCCCGCCACTGCCTGCCATGTGCGCCCTATCGCCGTGCTGTCGGTTTACCCCCTCATCATAGAGCGAGCCCCTGCCAGATCAGCGTCTAGCAGGGGCTCGTGGGGTGCTGGGCCGTTACTCCAGCTCCAGCTCTACGTCCTCCAGCTCGGAGAGGGTCAGGGGCGTCTGATCGTCGTCCAGGCCCATGACTCGCTCGTATGCTTCATTGGTCAGGCCGGTGCGGTCCATCGGGTCCAGCTCGCTCGGCTCGGGCGTGTAGTAGCCAGTCACCTTGATGCGGGGTGCGTCGATCACCAGTCGGCCCCCTCGCGCTCGGCGGCGTCGATGGTGGCCACCCAGGCGGTCGCGCATACCAGCACGTCGATCAGCTCGGCGCGCGTGCGGGCGATGGTCTCCAGGATGCTGGTGTTGCCCAGTGCGCCCTCATTGAGAGCCTTGGCCACCTCGCCCACCTCCTCCAGCGTGATGGCAAGCAGCCGGTGGGGATCGTTGACGCTCTCCACGCTCCTGTCGCCATGCGTGAGGTGCGCTCGCATCCGCCCGGCTTCCACCTCCATCGCCACGTCCTCGGTGCTCTGCTCGATGTGGCGGTGCATCTCGGGGTCGGCGTCGAGCAGGGCGGTGTACGCCTTGGCATCCTCCCCAGCGCGCAGCATCTCGCGGCGCTCGGCGTCGGTGGTCTCGGTGTCAGCCACGGCCCGCCTCCTCGCGCTCGGCGTCGATGACCCGCTGGAGGTCTTGGCGCACGGCCTCGGCGCTGCCCCGGTAGAGGCTGCCGACCCCACCGAGATCCTCGGCGTCTGCGGCGTCCGCGGCGGCGAGGTAGAGCGCCCCGGCCTTGACGAGCCCGCGGTGCTGGCCGGGCTTCCAGTCCTCCTCGCTCCAGGGCCAGGTGGGCGGCGGCGTGGCTTCGCCGTGGTGCCAGTAGCTCACCGCGGCCTGCGCCAGCTCCTCGGAGCGTCCCACGTCGCCCTCGGGCCAGTGGCCCTCAACGAGCTGCTGGCGCTGGCGCTCGGCCATGATGAGCCCAGCCGACTGAGCGTCGGATGCCAGCTCAGCCACGGCTCGCCCCCGGCGACTGAGCCACACCGATTGCCGCGGCGTTGCTGAGCTGCTCGCGCAGGGCGTTCTCCAGCCTGCTGGCGTTCTCGGCCCGGCTGAGGTGCTCGGAGCGCACCCGCTGGGCTCGGCGGATCGTGTCCGTCACCTCCTCCACGCTGTGCGAGCGCACCCAGCCCTCCAGCTCGGGACCGGCGGCGGCGAGGCTCTCCACGCTGTCGTCGGCCATGCGCCACTGCGGATCGGTCTCCAGCGGGAACTCGACCCGGGCCAGCGATGGCTCCATCTCGAATACGTCGCCCGTGCTCGGTCGGCGCGACTCGCTGGCCATCATCTTGGCCTCGGGGGCCGCCATTGCATCCATCTGTTGCTCCATCTCTCGGTTTGCACGCCACCCCGAGCCGTCAAGCTGCGGGATGTAGTGCGGTAGCCCTGCGCGGTCGCGCAGGGTGGTCTCGATGGCGACGTGCTGCGGGTCGCGCACGCCGCCGGTAACGTCATCGACGTGGGCGCGGATCTCTCGCACCATCGCCCACTGGGCGTTCGTGAGCATGACCGTCACGGCTCGGCCAGCTCGCTCGCTGGCCCCAGCTCGGGGGAGCACATGAGGAATCCGCTGCCCATGTGCCTCCAGCCCTTCCCGGCCGGGTGCTTGGTGCGCTCGATCTGCATGCCGCAGTGGGCGCAGTGGACCGGGGCGACCGGCTGGGGCTGCACCTGCCGCCCGGCATCCTCGCGGTACAGCACGGCGGCGAGGGCGGTGGCGATGTCCAGGGCGGCGCGCTCGATATCCAGCGGGCCGTCGAGCGAGATCACCACGCCCGGCTTGCGGCGCACCCAGGTGGCCCAGGTGGCGGCGTCCTCCGGTCGCGGGTCGTTCTCCCCGTGGATGGGGAGCTGTGCCTGGATGGCGTCCACGATCCCGGCGCGGATTACGCCGTACACGCCTTCCAGGTCGGGGACGTTCACAGCTTCACCTCCTGGCCGGGGTTCACGACGACACGGCGCTGGCCGTCCGGGAACAGCTCGCCGGGGAGGTCGTACGCCTTGTCCATCGGAATCTCGGCGCGGCGGACGATTCCGGGCGGCGGCGGGTCAAACAGGATGGCAGCCAGCTCGGCGTCGATGGCCTCCTGCTCGCGGTCGAGCGCACCCTGGATAGCGTCCCGCAGCCACTCGCGCATGCTCACGGCCGCACCGCCCAGAGCCAGCGCCAGGCGCGCCGCCACCACGAGCTGCGGATGCGGGTCTCCTGCTCGGCCTCGCGGGTCTCCACGAGCTGCACCATCTCCTCGGGGCTCGGGCCGAACGGGGAGGGCTCGGGAGCCATGGCGCGCTGCGTCGCCGGGCCGAGCAGCTCGCTGAACGCCTGCCCCTCCGGGGTGGCCAGCCAGCGCTCTGCGGATCGCAGGCCAGCCTGGACACCGAGAACAGCCATCGCGCCCAAGGTCTCGCGCGAACGCCGTGCGCGGTCCTCCTCCAGCTCGTACTCGACCTCGGGGGTGTCGGCGTACGCCATGCGTGCGGCCAGCCCCTCCAGGTGCACCGGCAGCAGGCGCGGCGAGCGTCGCCAGCCGCGGACGTACACCACCTGATCGAACACCCGGCCGAGCAGGTGGGTCTCCCGCGTCGGCATCATCCAGTCATCCAGGCCCAGCTCACCAGCAGCCTGCGCCGCGGCGGTGAGCGTGCGCGCCAGCACAAGCGCCGTCATCGCCCCGGCTCCTCGGCGGCGTCGAGCTTGCGCGCGTACATCCGGGAGGCGGGGGCGAGGATGCGGCGGTGCGCGTCGGCCTGGAGGCGGTTGGGCAGCGACTCGCGGAGACCGGCATAGAGCTGGCGGTACACGAGACCGTGGGGAATGCATCCGTCTGCAACGGCATGGATGCGCACCTCCTCGGCCAGGCGGGCGGCGCGGATCAGGTTGGCCAGCTCACGGGCGGTCGGGAAGTGGCGGCGGCGGGGAGTGTCCCACGCCACGACCATGACGCCGGGTACACCGGCCACGATGGTGCGGGGCCTGCGCTTCACTTCGCCACCTCCGCGAGCTGCCGCGGGCTGTACGGGATAGCGGCGAATCCGGGCCACTCCGCCCAGACGGTGTGCAGCTCGCCGCTGGTCGGATCGACCACACGGCGCGTCACCTTGCCCACCATCGCGTCGGCCCCGGCGTCGTGCGCCATCTTGACGAGCGAGCCGACGGCGAACGCCTCGCGCGGCTTGCCCTCGTTCTCCAGGGCCGCCGTGTAGGCCCGCAGCAGCTCCTCCTCGGTAATGCCCGGGAGGAGACTCACGGCGACGGCGACGGCCTGCTCGGGCGTCACCGCGGTGCGCTTGAGGGCCTCCCCGCCGACCATGAGGGCCTGGCGGCTCAGTGGCTCCTCGCCGTCGATGAGCAACATGAGCCACTCGCCCGTGTCGAGATCCAGCGTGATGGTGTTCGGCATGTCTTACCCCTTTCGGTGGGTCGTTCCAGTTTAGTGCCTAACTAGCTTGTTCGGCAAGCTCCCCGGCACCCTGTGGGAGCTGCTCAGCGCGCCGTACGCGGCCCGCAACATAGTCGGCCATGTCGTCGGCCCTGGGGTGCCTGCTGGCGCTCCAGAGGTCCACGTACAGATCCACGTTCTCCTGGCCCACGAGATCAGCCAGCGACCGCGGCCAGAGCACGGTGCCGGGGTGCAGGTGGTGGCGCGCGCCGATGGCCTTGGCCCGCTCGACGCTGCCCGCGATGACCACCAGCTTGTAGGTCCGTTTCGGTCGGCTCACAGCCCCATCCCCTCGTTGATTCGGCGCTGGCCCTCGGGCGAGATCACCCATCGGGTCTGCGAGTAGCTCGTGCCGTCCGGCCGCTTGATCGTGACCGAGGTTTCCCGGGCGAGTCCCTCGCGGGCGAGCTGGCGAACGGTCACGGGCTCACTGCTTGCCCGGCTGTACCCGCACCCTTCCACGTACCGCTCGACCTCGGCGGGCAATCCCTCGGCGCGCCACATCTCCACCATGATCTCGGCCTCGCCGCGGTCGTCTGTGTACAGTGGCTCGACGCCGGGCCGGTGTGGATGAGCGCGGTACGCGCGCCCCTCGGGCGCACGCCAGGCGTCGGGCACCCCCTCGGCAGCCT